AAACTCTACAGAGTAACCTAAAAGCTCTAATCCCCACCCTATAAGTTCAGCTACTCCGCCCTCAGTGTCTTCTTTACTGCTTGAAGAGGTCCTGTCGTGGTTCCCCGCGATTACTTTTATCTCCCCAAGGTTTATTATTAGGTCCAGGAAGTTCTCCTTAAACATCTTAACGAACATTTTAATGACTCCTACGCCATGATGTCCATACTCTAAGCTCTTCCATACGTTTATATGGTTTAACCCCGTAAAACTCTCTATTAAATCCCCTAGTAGGTGTATGTGAACAACCTTGTAGTCGAATTTATTAACCTTCATAGCTGCCCTCCTAAGCATATTTACTAAAATAGATGCTGAGAAGTCAGGTGTCTCCTTTAAACCTAAGATATATGCCCCAAAGTGAAGGTCTGCAAGCGAAACAACTCCCTCCTTGCCTAGTTTTTTCTTTTTAGGCTTATATACAGGTATAGCTTCTAAAGCCTTCTCTAGTTCTCCTAAATAATCAAAGGTATCCATTATCTCATTACCGTCAAACGCAATATTATAAGTCATATGCCCAGCGTTGTGGGTTACAAGCTTCGATGACTTGACTGAATCAGGATTTAAGCCATACTTCTTACAGAACTCTTGGATAGTTAGGTACCTACCTAGCTCAGTACTCCATGCCGAAGGTAAAGTCCCTTGGGTATGCTCAGGGTACTGGTTTGTTTCTGTATCTGTAACTATTACGTTAGTTAAGTCGTTGCCTATTTTTTTAACCTTTGAATGCTTTGTTATATATGTACGTAGGGGCTCCTTTCCTAGGGATATGATGTATTTTTTAATGTAAGCCCTCATCGCTCCTGTTGACTTAGATCCCTTCTCTAAGTGGTCTGATAATTTTAATGCTACTGTGTTAACCCTGTACCCATATTCTTCACACAAATCGTTAATTAAGTCGTTGTATTGTGCGTACTTACTTTCTAATGCCATTTATTGTGGTTTTTTGTAAATGTACGAAATATTATTTTGATGGTGTGTTAAAGAGCTCGTTGCCATCCCTTGAGGAGAATACTAGAATAAAATTTAGTGCTTTTAATTCTTTTTGAAGGTAAACATCCTTACCTTTGTAATTATACTTTCTAGTAGACATAATATGCGTTTTAATTATTTAGTTCCTGTGATGTATTTTTCAGGCGAAACATTTACAACTGTAATATGGGAAGAGGAGGACACCAATAACGGTGTCAACGTAGCTTTCATTTACTACCTGAACTAATGACCCTTAGTTTATTAGTGTACTCAGGATCGGAAGCGTAACCCATCTCACTTAAGAACACATAGTAATCACCACCCTTGTATTTATACTGTACCATCCTTAAGTAAGCATCACAGGAATCTCTCCAGCTTTCGAACTTATAAAACTCTTGCTTTGAGTGGTTCCATAACCCAAAAAGATTATTTCTTTCCCTGCAGCCGTATGACTTAAAGTGACCAGTCTCTAGTATAGCCTGTGAGGTCACAATGTCTGCATGCTTACAGCTTATAGAGACAAGGTACTGACGCACCTCGTTACTGCTTTGTCCGTATGCGGAAATAGATGATAGGAATATAATTAACAACATCCATAGAGTACACCTTATGTTATTGTTAATTATTTTTATTATATTGTAGCTCACTTTTTAAGGTCTGTTGTTTTGCTCAAGCTCTTTTGCTATTCTAGCGTCTCTAATCTCCCTTACTTCTCTTATATCATCAGCCATCTCCGTAACAAGAACATCAGCCTCCATTAAACCCTGGAAAGTGATTCTTTTTAAGCCTAATGCTCTAAGAACCATTATGCCTTCAAACATATCTCCTATTTCTACAGGTACTGTTGTCTTTCCGGTAGGTAATACTACGTACCAGGTGTCTCCCTTTCCTCGTGACATGTGGTAGTCATCTAAACTAAATACCTCCCTCTCTACAAAGGTGTTGTACTCGTTCATTACCTCTGTTGTTGTAAATCCATCAAGGTCTTCAGGCATAAAAGGTCTCCCCCTCATATCTTCTCCTAGCATTATAGACTCTTCAACAAGAGATGCTATTCCGTTTGTTAAATTCTCAATCTTCTCAGATTGCTTCTTTACTAGTTCTTCTAATTCTGCTTTTTTCATGTGTGTTTTATTTGATTTGATTACAAAGATATAACAATTATCGTTAATTCCTAATCTTGTACGTAAATTTATCGGTAGTGCATTTCACGACTAGGCATAGCTTCATGCTTAGATACTAGATTCTTCATTAAACTATAATCGTTATTCGTTACTCGTTACTACTCGCTTCGCTCGTTCTAAGCATAAACCAAATGAAGTAAAAAAAGGAAAACACCCACTCCCCTAAATCCCCTCGCCCTCATTTGAGAGCACAGGAAGAATCTCAGTAAAACTGAGAACTTTTTGTAAGATAAAGTTGCCTGATAGAATAAGTGTTGCTTAAACTTTAGAAAACAAGCATGGAGTTTACTTATTTCATGTAACAAAAAAAAGGAGTTAAGACCTATCCTCTTAACCCCTTTTCAAAAACCTGCTATGAAAACACTGCAGAAAGAAAATTATGTTAAAGCTGTTGGACAGGTAACCAGCTATTTTGTTTATTTTAAGTGTATGGGCGGTCCTTACTTGCCTTGGTGTTCAGGACCTACGATACACACACTGCAAAGGTAATATAAAATATTTGATATATCCTAACATTAATGCAAAAAAAAGAGGGACAGTAATAAAACCAACCCTCTTAGCTCTTTAAAAAAAAGATTCTAAATTGCGTCAGAAGCTAAAAGAAGCAAAGCATCAAAGTCAGTATCTCTTGTAGCAGCATCTGCGTATCTCCACATAACATTAGAAGCTGTTTGTCCTCCAGCAGCGTTAACTACCATGTCAATGTAGTACTCACTTGCACCACCTGCTCCTGAAAATACAGCATCTCCTACTGTCATTGTTACGATTTGATCTAAACCAACAGGTTCAGCTACTCCTTTGATAGTATTCAGTGTGTGTACCATCGGTTTTAAAATTCCACTCATGATTGTAATTTTTTATATAATTAATTAATTAGTAAGCGGTAAAGATACTACTTTTTAGAATCATAACGAAAAAAAAGTTACTTTTGTATAAAGAATTCGGAATCTTTTTATTATATACAAGCAAAACAGATGTCAGAAGAAAGCAAAGAAAAGAGAGTAAGGGATAAGGTTGTAAGGGAGAACCAGCTTGACTTCTTAGAGGAGTTAAAGCTAAAAGGGATACCCTTAGACATAAAACAAAAGAACCTACTACGAAAACACAGGAACCACGAGGAGTTACCAAAAGCATCTAAGAAGGGGATACAAAGAAAGCCCGGGACAGATGACAGCGTTAAGTCATTAGATCAAATATCAGCAGATAAATATATAGATGTAATAGAGGAGGGGGATGAGCTTGCTGGTGATGACTTTGTTATACTAGACCACGAGGCATACGACAAGTTTGCTCAGTCGGCTGTATTTAAGTATCAAGGAGGCAAGGATATATCTATAGACGATTGGTTTCCAAAGGATAAGATACATCACACAAAAGAGTTTACCGTATGGATTGACTCACTGCTTGATGGTTTTCAAACTATGATAGCGTACAAGCCGTTTCAGATGTACTGTCAGCAGTCAGATGACTGGCTTTCTGAGAATGGAACAGAGACTGACTATTCTGATATATCTGATAAAAAAGACTACTGCTTTGAGGAGCTACGGAGGTGTAAAGAGAACACCTTATACTTTATGGACAAGTACCTTTACTTAAAGGAGGGGGATATGCTATCTGGAAACATGAAGTACCTATCTAAGCCTGTACACAAGGTAATCTGCTACATGGCTGACTGCGGTTACTCTGTTATGGTGGGTAAAGGTAGGCAGATAGCTGCAACATCTACTTATGGAGGTATTGCTCTAAAGAAGATTGTGTTCACGAAGAACTTCTACCTTAAGTTTGTAACGTTAGACAAGGAGAAGGGTATTGAGATATTTGATGACAAGATTAAATACCCACTAGCACAGCTTCCCTCGTGGATGAGACCTGGTGTGTTGAACGACAGGGACAACTTATTGAGGCTTGGTAAAAAAGCCACCAAAAAGGGGGAAAGCAAGGGAATCAACTCTAAACTAATGGTTGTAGCACCATCTAAGTCTGCTATTAACGGTGGTTCCCCGCAGCTATCTATGGTCGATGAGGCTGGTTATATAGGTATACTTGGTGGAATGATGAAGGAGGCTAGACCTACATTCTTCTGGCAGAATCCAGACACCCTTAAGATGGAACACAAGCGTCAGATAATAATATGGGGTACTGGTGGTGAGATGGATAA